GGTTCAAGTTATACGAATTTAGAAGGACTTCAAGAAGTTCCTGAAATTGGTTCAGATCCTGAAAAAGTTGATGTAACTACCTTAGCAGATAAAGCAAAAAAATATGAACAAGGTATAGGGGATTATGGAGATTTAGAGTTTACATTTAAATATGACAACTCTTCTTCGACATCACCATTTAGAATATTAAAAGGGTTTGAAGCAAATAAAACAGTAGTTAAATTCCAAATGGAATTCCCAGACGGAACAAAATTTAAATGGGATGCTCAAGTAAGTGTAAAGATTGGGGGCGGTGGTGTTAATGCATTAATAACATTTACTGTATCAATGGCTTTACAAAGTGATGTTGAAATAGAAAATCCATCAGACCCATTATCAGTTTAAGAAATCAAGGAAGGTGAAGAATAATGAAATATCATACTTTAGAAATTAATGGACAAGAGTTAAGATGTAGATTAACTACTCAGAACACAAGAAAGCTTGAAGAAAAATTAGGCGGAGAGTCATTAATGTTAATGCTAGTAAAAAAGAAAGTATTAGGTGTTGGTGATATATCAGCAATACTTCATTCATCATTACAAGCATTAGAGCATGGATGGACAGCTCAAAAAGTAGACAATCTTATTGATGAATATATAGATAATGATGGTGACTTATTTACACTTCAACAAGAGTGTATGAACATAATGAAGGTAAGTGGTTTTTTCAAGGAGAGTCCACAGAACCAAGAGCAGGAAGTGGACAAGGAAGAAGCAAAAGAAGCTATGAAACTTTTACTGAATTAATTAATGAATTATATCCTATTTGTTTAGACATAGGTATTTCTCCTGGATTATTTTATGAAAGTACTATAGATGAATTAATTGATTTAATTACATCTCATGGAAGAAAAGAAGAAGCTAGGCAAAAAGAAAATATAGCTATGAATTATATGTTAGCTAGACAAATAGGAGAAAATATAGCAGTTTTATTTGATAAAAATGCAAAAGTAACTCCAGTCTGGGATTTATATCCTGATTTATTTAATAAAGAAAAAGAAATAAGCGAGAAGAATGCAAGAGAGGCAGAAATGGAAGCTTATAAAGCGAAGTTTACTGCCTTTGCTTATACAGTTAACTCTAAAATAGGGGGTGACAATAGATAAATGACTATAGAAGAATTAGAAATAGTTATTGAAGCTCAAACAAGAGAATTTAATCAACAGATAGCCAATGTAACAAATCAAGTAAGCAATATGGAGAAAAGAGTTAATAAATCTCTAGGAAATATAAAAAATATTTTTGGTAGAGTAGGTAAATGGATTGCTGCTCTTGGTATAGGTAAAGTTATAAAAGATAGTATTATAACAGCTATGGACTCTATAGAAAGTGATTCTATGTTTGATACTGTATTTGGTTCTCTAGCTAATGATGTGCGGCAATGGTCAGAAGAACTACAGAGTACACTAGGATTAAATGGTTATGCTATTAGAGAAAATGTAGCAACTTTGTATAATATGACTCAATCAATGGGTTTAGCATCAAACAAAGCCCTAACCCTTTCAAAAGATATGACATTACTTGCTGAAGATATGGCAAGTTTTTATAACATAAGTAGTGATGAAGCATTTAATAAGATTAGATCTGGTTTAACAGGAGAGACAGAACCACTTAAAGCATTAGGTATATTAGTTGATGATGCAACTATTAAACAATATGCTTATGCAAATGGAATAGCTAAAACTGGAAGTGAATTAAGTAATACAGAAAAAGTAATGGCTAGATATATTGCTATACAACAACAAACAGCAACAGCAAGTGGAGATTTAGCAAGAACATTAAATTCTCCAGCCAATCAATTAAGAGTATTACAAAATAATTTAAATCTTCTAAAAATAGAGTTAGGTAATGCTTTTATGCCAATAGTACAAGTTGTACTGCCTATCTTAAATTCATTTGTACAAGCTTTAGTAAAGGTAACTAGTGTAGTAGCTAGATTTATGAATGCATTATTTGGAACTTCAGCTAGTTCATCTGCAGGAAGCACAGCAGATGCTATTGGGGGAGTTAGCACCGCAGTTAATGGAGTTAGTGATGCATATAATGATGCAGGTAAAAGTGCTAAAAAGGCTGCTAAAGATGCAAAGGGATTTCTAGCAGGCTTTGATGAAATCAATAAAGTAAATCAAAATAGTTCGGATTCTGATTCAGATTCTGGAAGTGGTTCATCTGGTAGTGGTGCAGGAGGAATTGATATTCCAACTTTCAACATTGAAGATCAAGAGGGTGCACTTTCACAATTAGCTGGAAAAGTAGAAGAATTTGCACTAAAAGTGAGAAATGCATTTATAAGTCTTGCAGATTTTATAAGAGAACATAAAGAAATTATTATCTCAATTATAGGAGGATTAATTGCAGGAATTTCAGCATTTTTTATAGCAGTAAATTGGCCACTTATAACAGCAACTTTTAGTAGTGCAATTTCATCTTGTACAACAGGAATAATAGGTTTAATAAAAGCTATTAGCTTTGTAGGATTAGAACCATTTATCGGAGCATTAATGAGTTTATATGGTCCAGCTTTATTAATAGCTGGAGCTGTAGCTTTAATTACTACTACATTTTTATATTTATGGCAAACATCAGATGGTTTTAGACAATCATTAATTGATGGATGGAATGCTTTAGTAAGTGCATTAACACCATATTTCCAAGCTATCATGGGAGCCTTAAAATTAGTAGGAGATATATTAATAACTGTCTTAAAACCTATATTATTTATATTATGGGATGCTTGGTGCACTGTTATAGATAATATAGTAAGAGTAACAATGGCTCTATGGACAAACTGTATAGCTCCAGTTGTTCAATTCCTAGGTGAATGTCTTAAAAAAGTTATAGATGGATTAACCGAAATATGGCAAGCATGGAAACCTACAATAGAAAAAATAGGTGAAATACTTGTTGGTATATGGAATACTTGCTTAAAGCCAGTTGTAAATTGGTTAGGAGATACTTTTATAAAGGCATTTAAAAATATAGGGGATTATATAAAACCTATATTAGACAACTTAAAAACTATGTTTGGTGGATTAGTAGATTTTATAGTAGGAGTACTTACTGGAAATTGGAGAAAAGCATGGCAAGGTATTGTTGATATATTTAGAGGTATATTTAATGGACTTGAATCAATTGCTAAAAAACCACTAAATTATATTATTAAAGCTGTTAATAGCATGATTAAAGGATTAAATAAAATTAAACTTCCAGATTGGGTTCCAGGACTAGGCGGGAAGGGTATTAATATTCCAGAAATACCAATGTTGGCAAAGGGTGGTATAGTTGATAGTCCAACAATTGCAATGGTTGGTGAAGCAGGAAGAGAAGCTGTAATGCCACTTGAAAATAATACTGGTTGGATAACTGATTTAGCTAATAAGGTTGCTGAAAGATTACCTTCACAATCAAGTACTAATAATAACAATGACCAGCCTATTAATTTTACTATTCAGGTCGGGCAAACTACTTTAGGTAAGATTGTTATAGACAGTATAAACAAAGTACAAAGACAAGCTGGAACTAATTTAATAAGAATATAGAGGTGATAATTTTATATGTTAAAGATAAATGGCGTAGCAATAGCTACGCCTAAAGCTTTTGAAGTTACAATTTCAGATTTAGATGGAGAAAGTAACAGAAATACAAATGGAGAATTAATTAGAGATAGAATTGCAGTAAAAAGAAAATTAAATTGTGAGTGGGGGCCACTATCTCAAAGTGAATGTTCAACTTTATTAAAAGCTGTTAAAGATGTATTTTTTCAAGTTACTTATCCAGATCCTGAACTAGGTGTAGTAACCAAAACAATGTATGTTGGTGATAGAACATCCCCAGCTTATTCAGCAATAAATGGAGTAGTTAAATGGAATGGAGTTAAATTTAATTTAGTTGAGAGGTGATGTAATTGATAAATGTAAGCAGTCAGTATAAACGAGCTATTAAAGAACCTTCTAGATTACTTAAGTCTACTATATTAATTAACAACAAAACTTATAGTGATAGTGAAATAATTTCTATAAATTATGATGAAAATTTATTTATGGAAAGTGAGTTTTCAATTGGCTCTGCAATTATGTCATCCGTTGAGGTAGAGTTAGAAAACACCCAAGATGTTATTGATGATTTTCTAGAAGGAAATGAGTTTGAAATAAAGATAGGGGTTGAAACCAATTCTGATACTTTTGAATTTATTTCATTAGGTTTTTTTATAATTGAAGATATAGATAAAACTAGATTTAGCATAAAAATATATGCTAATGATAGAATGATTAAATTTGAGAAAGATTATATAACTGACCTACAATTTCCTGCAACTATAAAAGATATAACTTTAGATATAGCTAATAAAGCTGGTGTTAAATTAAAAACAAACACTTTTATTAATAGTGATTATTTAGTATCTATAAAGCCAGATTTAACAGATGTAACATTAAGAAAAGCCTTAATGTATATAGCAGAACTTGCTGGTGGATATGCAAGAATATCACGAGATGGATATTTAGAAATATTTAATATAGATGTTAGTGTTGAAAGTAATTTTAATTATGCTAGTGAAAGTCTATATACAGACGAAATAATAAATGATGAATTAAGTAGTTATGATTATAACACCGTTACTGGAGATAATCTTATTACATTCTCGAATAAGGCATTTACAGTATCTAAAATAGATAAAGTAATAGTTGAGATTCCTGGTATTAAGGAAGAATTAGGGGATGGAGAAAACACTTATTATATTACTGATAATTTATTTTGTCAGAATCCAGCTGCAGTAATACAAAACATTTATAATATTTTAAGCAAAATAAGTTATGTTCCTTATGATATTAAATTGCAAGGCAATCCAGCTTTACAAGCTGGAGATAGTATCACTATAAAAAATAATGGAAGCTTAATAAATACTTTAATCACTAGTAGAACTCTTTCATATGCCGGTGGGTTAACTGAACAATATAAAGCTGTAGGGAAAAGTAATACAGAAAAACAAAGCACTGGTAAAGGTAATGTATCAGTTGAAATAGATAAAGTTAAAACTGAAATAAAAGTTGTTGCTGGTGAAGTATCACAAAAAGTAAGTAATGAAGAGTTTGAAAGCTACGTAAAGCAAACTGCTGAAGAAATTGCAACAAAAGTAACTGGTGAAGATGTTGAAGTATTAGTAAAGCAAAATGCTGAATCATGGGAGTTATCTATTAAAGGTAAGTTAAATGGAAAAACATATAAGTTTGATGGTGAAAATTTTACTATAGGAAGTAGCGAAAATGGAGATAAAGTAGAACATAATAATTCTCATTCAATTTATTATCATGAAGATGGTTCTTATACTAAGATTAGTGCAGATGGATTAGAGAGATATGTAAATGGAGAATCTAAAAAGTATAATTATTTAACTTATACAGGTTCTGTTTGGGTTGATAGCGGAGTTGCAACAAAAATAAATATACCTGATGAATTTAAAAATAAACCATATAAAGCGTTAGTTAGTGTTGTAAGTCTAGATGGTGAATACACTAGGCATGGAATGAGATTAAGTTCATTTTATTTGAAGAAACTTAATGTTGGTAATACTGGAATAGATGTTACTGCTGTTAGTTATTATACATGGGTTGACATTGATGATAAAGAATATTATGACCAATGCGGAAGAATATCTTTATCATATATTTTAACGTTATAGGAGGGATTAGATGGTAATAACTTATATAAAAGAAACTGGAGAAATAGTTTCTCCAGTTCAGACAAGCTCCAAGGCATTAACTATGGAAGATGTTTTTGGAGAAAAAACATCTATAATGAGCAATATTTATGATGTGGTAAATATTGTTGATAATATGGATGTTTTTAACTCTATATTTAATTACTGTGTAGATATTAATACTAAAGAGGTTAAATTAAAAAATGGCATTAAAATACAAAGGATGGAGGGAGATTAGATGGCATACAAAAAAACTCTTTGGAAAGATAGAGTTGTAGAGAAACCAAATACCTATAGATCTGTAGAAAATCCTGATGGGACAATTACTCTTTATCCTATAACTGGACAAGTTATTGAAAAAGGTACACCAGTAAGTGCTGCTAATTTAAATAAAATTGAAAATGGGATTGTAGAACTTAACGAACAATTGGATAATATTGAAAATAAAATAGTTGAATTGAAAGCTGATAAAACAGGTCAAACAGACATTTCAGAAATTTTAAAAACTTGCATTGAAAAAGCTAATACAGAACATAAAAATGTATTTATTCCAAAAGGTGATTACAAAATAGATAAAATTGTAGAATTATTAGATATTAATAATGTGTCTATCGAATGTGAAATAGGTACGAAATTCATTGTTAATTTAACTGATATAGATAATTATAATGTTATAAAATTTAATAATTCTAATAATATTAATTTTTCTGGTGGTAAATGTGTTAATATAAATGATGATTTAAGAAGTAGAAGTTTATATAATGGAGCATTTCTTACATTTAATAATTGTTCTTTTGTTGAAGTTCATAATTGTATTAGTGAAAATATGAATTATTTAGTGCAATTATATAAAGGTTGTCATGATGTGAAAATTTACAAAAATGAGTTTTATAATAAGTCTATTAAGAGTCAATCCTCCATGTCTGCAATATTATGTTATTCATCATACAATGTTGATATATACAATAACTTTGTTCAAGGTCAGACATATGATGGTACTATTTCAGTATTTGGTGTTGGTAGCAATAATGTAAATGTATATAACAATAGATTGATTAATTACTATGATTTAAATACAGTAAACTATTTAAGTCAAGGTATAACGATTGACCAAGGTTGTAAATTTGTAAATATATATAATAATGAAGTTCGTGGATATTGGTATGGTATAGATGTTAAATCTAATGTTGAATTTATAGATGTTTATAAAAATACTGTTAAAGGTTGTAAAATTGGAATAACAAATAGAGATGGAGAAGCTATTGAAGGAACATCAACTAATGAGGTTTACATTAAAAATAATACAGTAATATTCAATGAAATATATCATAAAAATATTGATAGTTATGAATTAGATGGATTTCAACAAATAGGTATAAGTGTTTTAAATAGATATGGTTGTAAAATTAATGATAATGAAATATTAGTTGGAAATGCAATGACAACTAAATGTTGTGGTGTTTATGTAAAACATAACGATAGTCTTACTAAAGAATATTTAGAAGAAAGTTTAATAAATAATAACAAAATATCTTTTTTATACGCATTTTCTGATTTTTATTATGCTATAGATGGTAGTTGCTCAATATTTGTTAATAAAGGTAAAAATATGAAAATAAAAGGTAATTATTTAAGATTTTATAGTGCAAAAAGCTGTGAGACAATTACATTTAAAGGTGAAAATAGCAACCTATTTATTGAAGAAAATACAATAAAAAATCAAAATTCTAATATAAGATTACTTAAATTATTTGATGCTAATTCAAGTCTTAAAAATTCAAACATTGAAAGTAATAGATTAGAAGATACAACCATTTTAATTTGTGATGATAAAATAATAGAAACTAAAAACAATTATTTTAAAGATAATTTTAAATTCAGAAAAATTGTAGATGGGGGTTATGCTTCTAAATTAATTTTAGGTAATAATACTGCTGATACTTTATATAGAATAACAACACAATATACACCTACTATGTTATTTGGTATAAGGGTAAATGTTTATAATACTGGGAAATGTATTAATGCTTTACTATCAATAAAAATAACTGATGGAAATGCCACATTGTCTGATAGTCAAGTACAGGGTGATACTAATATAAGATTTGAAATTCAAAATAATGGTACTTGCGATTTTAATATTAGAATAAATAATCAAACTGGCGAAAATATTCGTTTGTATTCTATATTAGAAATGTTAAGTGTAGATCAAATAACAAATATAATTTAATTTACATTCAATACCTAAACATATTCCATATAATCTATCAGATTTTGTTTATATTCAAAATTCCGATAGAAAGGAGTTATAAAATGAAATTTAAATTATAAGTACTTATTTTTATATTAGTATTGTCAAAGAAAGTTTTTGTATAAGGAGAGAGTTCATGGATAAATTAGATGAGTTGATAGTTAAAATATATGAAATAATACCTGCTTATTATGATGAAAAAGAAGCTGTTGAAATAAAAAGGCTAATTTTAAAATATATAAAAGAGGTGTAGAAATGACAATTAATGACATGATAGAATATTTATTAAAACAAAAAGAGCTTGGAAAAGGTGGCTATATAGTAATTGATGACGGATATTTAAATGAAATATTAGAAGAAAATATTAGAATTGATGACAAGAATAGAGAAATTATATTATAAAAATTCCAAGCGATTGATTTAAAGGACGCATGAAAATAATAAAAATTTCCTTAAATAAAAAGAGAACTTTATATAAATTAATAAAAAGGAAATGGTAATAAATAATTTACTATTTAGATTATAGACAAAAGTAAAAATAGCCTTTGTTAAGTAAAAATATTTTAGGGTTAGAAATAAATCTTCTATCCAGTTAAGAATATGATAATAGTAATTGAATATTCTATAGTATTTGAGATAAGATTATAATGAGGTGATAATTTTGACAATTAATGAAGTAAATATAACTTTAGGTAAAATATTTGCTTACGATTTAGGATGTACAGATAGTGGAGTTAATTGTGATTTATTACGTAATAAACTTAAGGGGACATTAGAAAATATGGATGAAAACACCTTAAGAATTACATTAAGTAAGTATATAAGAGATTGCTTTCTAACGGATGAAGCAATAAGTCAAGGGTATGGAATTGAAGATGTAAAAAGATTTATAGAGTGGTTAGATGAATTTATGGATATATATGTCTAAAAATACAAATATGGTATAATAATTTCTATCTAAGATAGAAAGGAAGTTTACATATGAAAAAAAGACCTGCAATTCCAGAAAGTATTAAAAGACAAGTTAGACAAGAAGCTAAATTTGGGTGTATATTTTGTGGAAGTCCTATAATAGAATATCATCATATTGAACCATATTGCAAAGTTAAATGTCATGAAAAAGATAATTTAGCCATTTTATGTCCAGAACATCATCATAGAGCAAATTGTGGAGAGCTATTAAAAGAAAAAGTTATAAATGCAAAAAATAATCCATTTAATTCAACTGTTAACTTTGTTAGAAAAGAATTTTGTTTAAATAAATATGAAAATATAAGATTTGAATTAGGTGGAACATCATTTATAAAATGTAATACAATATTACAAATTGATGATGAACCTATAATATCAGTTAGACCTGATGAAAATGGATATGCTTTATTTAGTGCTAAATTTTATGATTATAATAATATATTATTAGCTGAAATTGTTGATAATGAATGGATAGCATATTTAGATAATGAGTTTTGGGATATACAGTATTCACCAGGTAAATTGAAAATAAACAATGAAAGAAATAAAATATTTTTAGAAATTAAAATAGAAAGAGAAATTTTTAGGTTAAGAACAGAACTTTATTATAAAGGGTACAAGGTTTCATTTTTACCTAAAGAAACAATTGTTGAAAATTCTAGATTTAGTGAGTGTTTAATTGAAGAATGTAAAATAGGTATTTTATTAACTACACAAAATTACAATAAAATAAATTAATTTAAGAGCTTAGGAAACTAGGCTCTTTTTTAATGAAAAAATAATAGATACAGATTATGGAGTCTAAGCGTAAGCAGTAGCTGTATCTATTATTAAGTATTAAAGATGTGGATGATAGAAATCAAAGAAGATACTCAATTCTTTTATAAGGCTGATTCAGAAGTCGCAAGAAAATATAGAAACATTTTAGAACATTATGATGAGTATTTTGAAGATTGGTATAGAAATGAAGAAAATAATATTATATGTGAATGTAATGTAGGTCCTAGGAATATGATAATGATAGGAGATAAACCAGACAAAACATTAAGACATTATGATAATGTAACTCATAGCTTTATATTTTTAGATGATGAATATAGCTTATTACCAGTAATAAGAGAAACAGAGGAGATCTATAATAAAATTTTAGAAATTGAGGGTGAAAGGTTTGGATATAGACAAGAATGAAATTCAAGAAATAGTAAATGTAATTGATTGGGCCATTTCTGCTGGATATAATATAAATAAAAATAAGAACATAATAAATATTTTAGAGAAAATGGTTAAGGAAGAAGATCTTAATGAAAAAACAGACAATTACTATGAACAACGGTATGGAATAAAATAACTGTTAGATAGGAGAAAATATGAGTGATACAATTAAATTTATAGATAAATGCAATGAAGTTATATCAATTAAAGTTGAAGATGATTATATTGAAGCTTTTAATTCTAATAATAAATCAATAGGGGTATTTCATTATAATGTTAGAGAGTCTATAGATGAGTTTTCTTCAATATATGAACTTTATAGTATGAATATTAATAATGAATATCAAAAAAGAGGAATAGGAACTAAGATTATAGAATTAGGTGAAAGCTTTTTTTGAAAAGGTTATTTATCCAAATCCTTATGCAAGTAGACACGAGAATCATTTAAGTAGTGAAGGATTGGCTTTGATTGAAAGCTGTATAGAAAAGGGAATAATAAAAAATTACTATGAAGAAGATGAAGAAGATGATTATGATTTTTATGGTGAGTATTATGAATAAAATATTAACCTCAAGAGCTTAGGAAACTAGGCTCTTTTATTATGTTTAAAAATAAGAGAATAAGTTATTAATTAAAACCCGTAGCAAGCAACTTATTCTCTTATGTTATGTGAATGAATCACAGTAATATTTTATGAAAAGATATTAAATATATTCATGGTAAAGTCAGGATCCGAAAGATTTTTATAAAAAACAAAAGGAAGGTGTAAAGATGGAAACAATAAGCATTGCATTAGCATGTACAATCGTAGGAGCTGTTATAAGTTATGCTACTTTTCAAAGAAATAGAGGACATGACATTAGAGCAGATACGAGGGAGGAGGCACAAACTAGAGCCAAGCTAGATTATATAGCTACAGCAGTTGATGAGATAAGGCTAGATAATAAAGCTAGGGATAGGGAAGTAACAGAGCTTAAAGAGAGAGTTATAAGAAATGAAGAAAGTGTAAAATCAGCGCATAAGCGTATTGATGGATTAGAAGAAGAAAGAGGAGTGTGTTAAGTATGAAGAAAATATTAAAATCAATTGTTACAAGATTAAACAACAAGGGGACAATTCTTTCATTAGCAGCTTTAGTAGTAAGTTTACTTTGTCAGTTTGGATTAAATATTGATTCAGAAAAGATTTTAGGCATTGTACAAACTATATGTTCAATTTTAATTTTATTAGGATTGCTTAATGATCCAACCGAAAATACAAATGCTTATATTCCAGGAGTAAGTGATAAGTTAATAGATAAAGAGTAATTTAGAGGGCCAATAGGCTCTCTTTTAATTTATAAAAAATATATAAGAAAGAAGGAATGTAAAATGGCAAAATTATTATTTGATTTAGGACATGGAGGAAGTGATCCAGGAGCAGTAAATGGAAATAGAAAAGAAAAAAATGATGTTCATATTGCTTTAACAGTAGGGAAGAAAATTTCATCTGCAGGGCATAAAGTAGATTATACTAGAACAACAGATTGTTCTTTATCACTTGCAGCAAGAAGTTATATGGAGAATCAAGGGACATATGATTACTTTATATCATTCCACAGAGATAGCTTTAGTAATGCTTCTGCAAATGGGGTAACAGTATACACATACAATAACTGTTCAAAAGGAAAAGCTGGTACTATGGCTAGAGAAATTGTTAATGCAATTGCTAATGAAGCTAACTTATATAATAGAGGAGTGAAAGAAGCTAATTTTCATGTTCTTAGAGAAACTAAATGTAGTGCAGTTCTTATAGAGTGTGGATTTATAAGTAATGCTGGAGATAATAAAAAGTTCGATGAACAATATGAAAAAATAGCAACAGCTATAGCAGCAGCAATATTAAGAATTATAGGTGGTACTATAAATGAAGACAAGCAACAAAATGTAACACAAACTGTACCAGTAGCTAAATATAGAGTTAAGGTTAACGGAAAACAAATAGGAGCATATGCAAATTTAGATAATGCTAAAAGAGAAGCTGATAAAAATAAAGGTATAGTCTATGATATGGCTGGAAATAAAGTTTATCCATATAATAGCGATGATACTGATGAACAATATAGATACTCTGAAAATGGAAGGTTCTATCCAGATAGAACAATTAACGTTAGAACTAAGCCAACTACAAAAGCTAATGTAGTTGCTACATATTCTAAAGGTGAATATGTAAATTATGATACTGTGGTAATAGGAGATAGATATAATTGGATAAGTTATATTAGTAATAGTGGAGAGAGAAGATATATGGCTATAAGAGATAAAAAAGGTGATAATAAAATGTGGGGAAGAGCAGAATAGTTTATTAGAGATAAAATTATTAAATTTATAATTATTTAAGGCTAGAGATGAATTTCTCTAGCCTTTTTTATTTTTTAGAAAACTTTATTTATATGGATTTTCCTGGGAAATTATAATAAATATAAACCCTTTTTTTAAAAGGGGCAGGATAAGAAGATGTGAATACCTTACTACATATTCATGGCAAAGCCTTGAAATTATAAAAAATAAAAAATGATACTGGAAGTTGTAGAGCAAAAGCAAAGAAATATAATTTATCAGTTTGTACTATAAGTAAAATTATGAATGATAAATATTAAGTGAATAAATTTTTTTAGTTTAGGCAAAGCTTTATATGGACGAATTTAATTCCGCCAAAAGTAAATTATTAAAACGAAAGAAATGTTTTTATAGTAAATCTATTATAGTAGTGCTATAATAATAATATAGTAAATAGATAATAAAAAGCAGTTACCAGCTGCTTAAATAATTATATAAAAAAAGAAAGAGCAGTTACCAGCTACTCTTTCAAAAAACATTAGTCCTTAAGGAAATAATCGAGCCGGCAAACTCTTTATAAATTCCGTAAGGGCTTTTATTTTATTTTTTGGCAATGTTCTAACTAAGCATAGAATTATTATAAAAATAACTCCAGACATTATAAATTGATGTTCAAGCAACATTTTTACTAATATTATAAATCCTATGACAAGTATTGAAGTTAGTCCCAATACTCCTAACATCAGAATCATACCAAGTGATGTTATGTCTAAATTAATTGGCGGTGAGTTTCCTATTAAGCCAGAGTTAAACTCTATAGGCACTGTAACCTCCAGTTTGGTAGTTTGTTTTTCAGTGGCAGAGCGACTGCCATTCTCTTTTTGTTTTTTCATAAAAATCCTCCATTTATTAATTAGTAGTATCTTTAGATACCCTTATGTAAATTCAATTTAATAAATTTACATAGCGGTATCTAAAGTCTATTTTAATTAATAATTATAGAAGAAATTGCCGATTTATAAAAAAAACTGCATTGGTCTTATCTAGCTTTCCATTGATTTACTTTTTATTCTTTAAAAAAGATTTTTAAATTCCTTTTTAAAAAATCCTCCTTTTTTAAAACTCCGTTAAATATTTTTGCCAATACAATATTAATTTTAACATAATTTTCTTTATGTCTCTACATAAAAAAATAAAATTTAAATCGAATATTGCTATAATACTTTTATATTGATACTTGAAAAAGTATCAAAACTTAACACTTTTGAACTAGGAGTATTTTTTGCTTGACATAGATTTTTAATGAACGATAAAATAATACTTAATAAAGGGTCAAAAATCATGGTCAAAAGTCATGGTATAAATTTAGTATTTTGGGACCAGTTTTGACCTTAATGGAGGGGAATAATATGAATTATGGATATGCAAGAGTTAGTACAATAAAACAAGGACATGGAAATTCTTTGGAAGAACAATTAACACAATTATTTGCAGCAGGTTGTGATCAAGTTATAGAGGAAAAATTTTCAGGAAAAACAAACGATAGACCCCAACTAAAAATATTATTAGAAAAATTACAAAAAGGTGATACTTTTACAGTTACTAAATTAGATAGATTCGCTAGGAGCTTAATAGATGGAACAAAATTAGTTCAAGAGTTACTAGATAGAGGTATAAAAATAAATATACTAAATATAGGGGTAATGGATAATACACCTTCAAGCAAATTAATAAGAAATATATTCTTATCCTTTGCTGAATTTGAAAGAGATATGATTTTAGAAAGAACCCGAGAAGGAAAGGAAATAGCAAGGACAAAAGAGGGGTATAAAGAGGGTAGACCTAAAAAGTTTACTAAAGACCAAATAGACTTAGCTTTATCCATGCTATCTGTAAATGGAGGAGATAAAAGTTATAACGAGGTTGAGAAATTAATAGGGATTAGTGTAAGTACATTAAAGAGGGAAAATAATAAACGAAAATTAGAAAAATTAAATAATTAGTAATATTTTTGAATTGCAAACTAAAAATACCGCACATTCATTTCTGAATAGTACGGTATTTTTATTAGTTTATTATCTATGCTGCTAAATAACCCATTACATTATTATCTTTATCTTTAATTTCTAAACACCATGAAAAATTTCCTATAACATTAGCTGGATGTAACACTTCTGTTATTTTACTATCATTCCAAATAACTAAATAGCACTTATCTTCTCCAAGCTCTATAGTTATACCTGCTTCATTTTCAACTATATCCATTATACTCTAACCTTCTTGCCCTTTCTCTTAGTATTGTTATAAACATTAAATACTAAGATTACTATTGCTAATATAGCAAAGAAAGCTAATCCAGTTGTTATTATCCCATAGCTCCACTCTATTAAAACTATAATTACATCAATTACATTTATATTATTCATTATTTTACTCTCCTTATTGAAAGGCCAAGCAAAATATGTTATACTCTAGTTGCGAAGTAGGTGTGTAACATATGTTGCCGCCTTATTTTTTTTATTTATTTTTTTAGTCGGCCATATCATCAAATGATTTATTTATACTTTTCTTTAAAATAGAATTTTTCTTTTCTTCCTTTACTTTAACTTCAACTGGAACTGCAACTTCTTTTTGTATAGGTGAATTTATTAAAAATCTTCTTTCCAGCAACATTCTTTCTAAAGCTACATTTCTACTGCTTAAATTGTATTCTTTTTTATATGATTCTATTTCATTAAGAATATCTTCTTCTAAATGAAAACTTGTTGTTTTCTTCACTGTCTATCACTCCTAAAATCTTTCTGTCCCTACAAGCCAACAACCTTTAGCTGTAGCCATTTGCGCATCTTCTATAACTTTAAATCTTTCATCAAAGTTCATATTTAAAGAAGTTCCCCCAGCTAAGAATATATCCATTTCATCAAGGTTTATCCATCTATCCTCTATTAACTGATCTATATTTTCAGATGCTAACCTATAGGCTTTCTCTTTAAGTTCATTATAATCATCAGATGTATCAATTTCATTAACATCTTTTATAATTCCTTTATTTAACAACTTATCTTTAACGTTATTCATTACAGATCTATTACCGAACTCTATTGTGTCAGACTTCTTATCTATAAAAGTAAGGCTCTTATCGAAGTATGCAAGCTCTGTACTTCTAAAACCTATATTAACAATCCCTACAGGTTTAGATAAAGTATCAACATCTTTAAGTTTCCAGTATAAAGCTGCATCAGCTTCTCTGCATATGCTTATATCTTTAATCTTAACTTCTTTAAAATAACCATTGATCTTATCTTTAACTTTAAAAGTCCTACCTTTATATTCTTCAACTATTTCAGCTAGTACCGATTTTCTAAAAGACTTATATGGAACTGCCATCATTATTTTAACTGTATCTTCTATAGCTAATTCACTTAGAGCAGCAGCTATTAACACTTGTACTGTATTTGATACTTTACTATCCTTATTATTTCTCGCCAATGTTTGACTTTCTTTTTCAGCAAGTAATCCTATAAACCAATCCTCGTTGTCATAATTAATCATAATTGGAGCATTAAAACCACTTAATTCTATTTCTCTGCCTTCTCCTATTATTGATTTAAAGCAACATTCCTTTACTATTCCGTTAAATTCTGTGTATCCTTTGGTGAAACCGCGCCCACAATCAAGGCCAATTATTTGAACATTTTTCTTCATAAGCAAATCCCTCCATAAAATATTAAATTTTTCTTTGTATTGGGTTGATTTATTGTTTAAATATCAACTACCTTGATTACATAATACATTATTTTAAATTATATGTCAACAACAATTTAACAAAATACCAACTAAATTTATTTGTTTTCTCTTGTTTCGGTTTAAAAGTAGTTTAAATATAGTTAATAAATAGTTTAAATATGGTTGTAACACACCGCGAACACCATATATTAAACAATATGTAAACTATATTTAAACTATTGCGTTTTTTAGTATCTTTTGCTTAATTTCTTTCTACTTCTAAGATTAGTTCACCAGTAATCCCATTATCCCTTAACACACTTAATATATTATCCTTATATTTTCTCTCTATTACTCCCTTAGTAAGGTTATTTCTACATAAAAAGATAATATCATCATCAAGCCTCAAAAATTTGTTAGGAACTATCCACGCGTTAAATTCAGTAGGGCTAACAATGTCAACCAATAATTGTTTTACTTCTGGAACTTCTTCAGCCGCAGTTAGGTCTATTTCTCTATTAATTATTGCAGAAAGTTCTCTTTCTTTTGCTACTTCGATAGTATTATCTAAATTCTTAGCTTCTTCTTTTTCTTTTATTGCTCTATTTTTAGCTTGTCTTTGTTTTTCTCTATAGGCATTAATATCATCAGTAAATTGTTCTCCAGTAGTAATTCCTTTTCTTAGGCAATCATTTATTCTATCTTCGAACCATTGGTAAGTTCTAGCGTTAGTTTCTTCTGCATATACTAAAATAGATTCGATTAGATCTGCTCTAAAGTTTTTAATATGTTCCTCGAATCTAGGTAAAGTTGTTACGCCTAATTTTTTACCTATAATTTTTTCATATCTTTCTTTAAAAGATATAGGGGAGTTTTCTCCCTTACTATTACTAATATTACTAAAAGAAATCTTTGTAGAAGTCTCTGTAGTAATCTCTGGTATTGCTTCTGCCAAGTTGGTTGTATCATTCTGCCAAGTTGGTTGTATGGTTCTGCCAAGTTGGTTGTATGGGTCCCCATCTTGCCAAGTTGGTTGTATGGGGTCAGAAAATTCCTTTTTAGCGGCTTTAATTTCAGCTCCTTTTCTTCCTGCGTCTTTTCTCTTAATAGATAAAATTTCTTTTTCAGAAAGCTTCTTATTACAAACTTCTAATAATTTATCGTAATTTATTGTGTACCACTTAGTTTTATCTCCAGCCATTTTATTAAATGTTTTAGATTCCAGGAGTCCATCTTTCTCTAACTTCTGTAAAGTTCTCTCTACTGTTCTTAAGCTTAAAAAATCAAATTCATTTTCATGCCATGCCTTTACAGAATTATAAGTCCAATACTTATCGTCTTTAAAGTTGTTTTTAGTTCTTTTGTTTACTTCTAACCAATAATGAATTTGTTGGAAGACAACTGCTTCTTTTAGTCCTAAACATTTTGCTAGTTTTCTATTAATAACTATTGGGTGTTCATTAAATAATAATTCTTGTACTGTTAATTCTTTTTCCATAAAAAATACCTCCTTAGAAAAACATATATAAAAAATGTTCCCTAAAGAGGTCTAATTACTTGACTAAATTACGTATAATAATATATAATAAGTACATAATTTAAGTAAAAGACCTTTTAGGTGTGAGCTCTTTAAGTTGATGTCGCCAAACATGTACAACTTAAAGAGTATTTTTTATATTCATTTTTCTTTTTTTCTTATTAAAATTTGTTTTATAAACACAATTTTAATCTATTTTCCAAAAGTTATCAATAAAAAAAATAATTAACCAATTTTTATCCACAAAAAAAGCATATCTTATTATTTCTAAGATACGCTTCACTCTTTTTCTATTTTATATTTTTTTAAAGTTTCATATACATCCATAATTGCATCTACATTCTTTTTATTCTCTAATGCAAAATTATATTTATGTTTTGTTCTTCCTAAAAGGTAATCACAACTAACACCAAAAAAGTCTGCTATAACAACTAATGTTTCTATATCAATTCTTCTATTACCACTTTCCCAATTGGCTAAGGCTGATCTAGAAATATTAAGTATAGCTGCAAGATCTTCTTGTTTCATGTTTCTATCCATTCTTAATTCAGCAATAATCGCTCCTATATCCATCTATAATACTCCTCCAAAGAATATTATAGAGGAGAGAATAGATTAAATTTATAATGTTTCTTTAGGAAATAATAATTTTATAAAAGTTTCTAAATGAAACAATGATGCTATAGTCCAGCTATAAACTTAAAAACTTCTATAGGATCTAACTCCAATATTGAAGATAGGAGTAATATTTTATTAACTGATAGAGATTTGGTTTTTCTATTTTCTATTTTAGAAATATAAGATTGATTTACTCCTAAAAGTTTACCAAGCTCTTTTTGGGTTAGTTTTTTATTAAATCGAGCTTTTTGTATCATAAAACAACCTTTTATTATTTGATAAATTTACGACAATAAACGATACGTTTCGAGTTATTAATGACAAGTTCTATATAATATTTTAAAATAATTTTATTAATAAACAATAGATTTAATAAATTACACACATTTACTACAACTGTAAAAAGTTTGTCGAAATATTCCTGTCAGGAATATTATTTTGGGTTATAATCGTCTTGTCAGGGAAGAAAATAAAAGAAACTGCAAGAACGTATGTTCTTGATAAATTCAACTTTTGACGTTATAATTAAATTATTTAAAATGAAAGGGGAAAAGTATGGGGAACAAAAACATAGATAAAATATTAATTAAATTATTAGAAATACAAGAAAAATGTAAATTAAAAAGAGAAAGAGATCTTAATTAATAGATCTCTTTCTCTTTTTGTTCTTTAATTTTTAATTTAAGTGATATTTCAAGCGAAAGACTTTCCCAAATCAATGTTTTTACTTTATTATCTATATTTTCATTTGTTATCTGGTCGTTAGCTATTAATGAATCTATTAATAAGTTAGTAGTTTCAAGTGTCGCCAACCTATTTATCTTTTCAGTTCCAAGCAATTCATCAAGGGGCTTTTTAAAATATTCAACTAGTTTCTTTGCATTAGCTTTAGAAGGTGTTCTGTTATCCGTTTCTAACGATGCTAAAGTGCTTCTACTAATACCTATCTCTTTGCTATATTGCTCTTGAGTCATAAATTTAGATTCTCTATCTCTCTTTAAAAATTCAGATAATTCCATAATACCACTCCTATCTCTCTAAAATATGTTATCACAATAGATATAAAAAGTAAATATTTTTGAACAAATACGGACAAAAAAAGGGATAAATGTATAAAACCAAAAAATGATATGGTAAAAATTTAAGAATAAAATAGAGGAAAATGTAGAAATATAGAGATAATTTAATAAAATAATAATTTTAAAACTTGTCCGAAATTGTCCGATTGTGTTAATATTTAGGTGTTGGAGGGATATTATGGATGAGATATTAATTAAATTATTAAAAATTCAACACGAAGCAAAAAAAGGAGGACTAAATGGACAGAAAAGAAAAGGCAAAAGTATTGGCTAATATATTAGAGTATGAAAGACTTCATAAAGGCTTAACGCAAAAAGATTTTGCTGATTTCTTAGGATTATCTAGAACTTCATTAAGTTATTATTTAATGGGAAAGAGATTTCCAAATCCAGCAAAAATAAAAATAATGTCTGAAAAGTTAGGAATAGATATAGCAAAAAAAATATTAGCTTAGAAAACACAAAGTTGAATTTTAAAATAACGGAGGAGAATAAGATGGAAAATGTAAAACATCAAAGAAAAGAAGGCGTAATGGTTGTACTAGAAAATAATGAATTAAAAATTAAAAGTACAGAGTTAGTTGAGATAATAAATGAATTTAGAAAGTTGGAGAGTGAAACTAGAAAATCAAAATATGTAGAATTAAGACATAATGATTTCATGGCTAAAATAAAAAAAGAATTAGAGGTATTGAAGTTGCTTGATCTAGAAGGTGAGCGAAATTTTTCGCACGGGTCTTATATAGATAAACAAAACCAAGCAAGACCATGCTTTGAATTAAATAGAGACGGAATGTTACAAATGTTAAATAGCGAATCAACTTTAGTTAGATATAAGACTATTCAGTATATAAATACATTAGAAAACAAAATAAAAGGACAAGCTATAACACAGCTTAAGCCACTTACTACAGAGGAAATGCTAGAGCTTCAATTTAAATATGCTAAAGAAGTAAAAGAAGAAGTAATAGAGCTTAAAGAAGATTTTCAAGAATTAAAAGATAATCTTCCGTTATTGGGTATTGATTGTGATGAAATTACAAGTTTAATTAAGAAAGTTTGCACTAGAGTAACAGGTTATGGAACACAAGCATATAAAGATAAATCTTTAAGAGGAAGAGTTTATGCAGATATTTATGGGCAATTAAAAAGGGAATTTCAAGTTAAATCATATAAAGCTATAAAGAGAAGTCAAGCAGAAAAGGCTAAAGAAATAATAAGAGATTATAAAGCACCAACAGGTTTATTGGATGAAATTTCAAGAATAAATAATCAAATTAATTTTAAAGACGTGGTTTAAATGATAGGCAATAAAGTATGCACAGCAATACCATATAAAACGTTTAAAGAGAAGATATCTTTAACAAAGAAATATAAAGATAAACATATAGAAGTTTATAAAAATTATATATTAGTGATTTATTAGGAGGAATTAAGGATGAATAAAAGAGAAATTTTAGAAAGAGCTATTGAATTAAAGGAGTGTGCAGAAAAATTTGAATCAGTTACATTTTTAGATTCAGATGTAGAATTTTTTCAACATGTAGTTGAAATTGTACAAACTGCAACTAACGAGAACCTTAAAGTTTTTGAAAAAGATAGTAATAGTATGTGTAACGCTGCAGAAAAAGTAACAAGTAGAACAGTTTTTAAAAATATAACAGAGAGTAAGATAAACGTAATCAAAAATGAGTTAGATGGATTAACTCGTACTGAATGGAAGTATATAAGAGATGGAATTGATATGTATTTTAGATATAAAGCCGCCAATATAAAGATTGACGACCATGTTTGTTTAGATAATTATCTAAACAGAAAATATTAACTTTTTACTATTTGGATAAAAATGGGGTGTATGCGGTAATCTTTACCTAAGTAATGGATATAAACATGATCTAGTTGGTAAAGTGTATCATCTTCTTCCTTTTTTATAGGGCTATAAATTTCAGCGTTTTCCTCATACCATATTGTAGGAGATTTGTAATGAGGGCCTATTTTGCAGTTTGGATCATCGCATAAGTTTACCCAGTTGCCTGCTAAACAAGCATAGATGGTTGTCATAAATTTTCCCTCCTTTCTAAGTGAATTGTAAGCGCGAATACAAGAAAATAATACAATAAAAAGTCTAAAAATGTCAAATTTAGAACTAGGAGGGTAATTATGAAGTCAGAACCAATAAAATTAAGAAGATTAAGAGCTGGGTTTATCGATAGAGAGGAGGTTGCAAATTTACTAGGTATAAGCGACTTATACTTAGGAAAATTAGAGAGAGGTGATAAAAAACATCACCTAAATTAATAGTGCGAATGGCAAAGTTATATAGATGTACAACAGATGAAATATTTAAAGATTTTAATATAACAGGTTAGGAGGATTAATGGAAGGTTTAAATATATGGGGTATATGCTTCTTTGTAATGCCCCTAGTCTTAGTAATAATTATTGGGTTAATGATGATTATTGTATCTACTGTAGAAGGATTAAATAAGTTAATAAAAAAATAGGAGGTACTTATGGAAAATTTAAGAGAACAACTTTATAAAGCCATTGAGAAATATGGAATAGGTGATGAAAGGACTATTGCTATTAGTGAAGAGTTGAATAAGTTTATTTGTAGGGCTCAAAAACAATATTGTTAAAGTTAAGCATGAGGGAGGTATTGCTTAGTGACAAAATCAATTAGTCAATTAAAGATATCTGAAAGAAAAAAAGTAATTATTAAAAGAATAGATAAGTTAGAGCAATTTATTGCAGAAGAAAATACACATAACCTTGCTAAGAGGGCATTTGAAATTAATTTAAAACACTTAAGAGAAGAGTTTAAAGAATTAGAGATATTGGAGAGGAGTTTATTAAATGAAGAAGCTTAAGAAGTTAACAAGAGAGCAAAAAGGGTTTTTAGCAAATAACGGATTAAATCCTAATGATTTTCTAGTAGAAAGAGCAACTCCATATGAATTTGTGTTTTGTAATATTCATACAAAAGTTTTATGGAATTTTAGAAGATAAAAGAAAAAGGACGTACCACACCGACCAAAGTTAAGGTAAGTCCAAAGAAAAAATGATATTTTATATTATATCAGAAAGGTATTAATTATGGAAAGAGCATTTAAAGGCGTTTGGATACCAAAAGAAATTTGGCTATCAAAAGAATTAACATTAACTGAAAAAGTATTTTTAACAGAAATAGAGAGTTTGGATAATTCAGACGGATGTTTTGCTAGTAATGAGCATTTTGCAACGTTTTTTAATCTTTCAAAAAATCGTTGTTCAGAAATAGTAAAATCTTTGGAGAAAAAGGGGTATGTAGATATTAAATATATCTACAAGGAAAATAGCAAGGAGATATTAAAGCGGATTATAAGAATAAAAAATAGAACAATTTGTTATAAGTCAACCCCTTCGGAAAATCGACTGACCCCTTCGGAAAATCGACTGACCCCTTCGGAAAATCGACTGACCCCTTCGGAAAACTGTGAAGAGAATAATACAAGTATTAATAATACAAATAATAATATATCTAAAGATATATTAAGTAGTAATAAATTACTACCTGTAATTGAAGCTTGGAATAAATTAAATTTATCACAAGTAAAAGCATTAAGACCAAATAGCCCTCGAACAAAAATGTTAAATTCAAGAATTAAAGAGCATGGAGTGGATGGGGTAATAAGAGTAATAGAGAGCATAAATGATTCGAATTTTTTAAGAGGTCAAAATGACAAGGCGTGGGTTATTAGTTTCGATTGGTTTGTAAAGCCTAATAACTTTGACAAAGTAAGGGAAGGTAAATATTTAAATAAAGGAGGAACAAATGGAAGCACTAGAGAGGATATTAAATCAAGTGAGAAGGAATCAAGATACAATTTCGATTGTTACTAGCAACTATAATTGTACCAAGTGTAAAGATACAACATGGTTATTAAATGATGAGGGGAAAGTAATAGCTAGATGTGAATGTTATCAATTGGATTATACACGAAGAATATGGGAAGCGTTTGGAGTTAATCCTGAGAATGTAAAATTACTAAGAAATTACAATGCTTACAATGACACTACAATTAGAGCAAAAAAACTAGCGGTTGAATATATAGAAAATTTCGATGAAATTATAAAATCGGATAAGAATTGGTTTGGATTAATGGGACAACCAGGAGCAGGGAAAACTCATATAGTAATTGCTATTGGAAAGGCTTTGGTAGATAAAAAAATACCAGTTGTATATATATCATATATAGAAGCTATAAGAGAGTTAAAATCATGTGCAACAGATACAGAGTATTATACCCAAATATCAGATAGGTATAAAAAAGCTAAAGTTCTAATAATAGATGATTTATTTAAAGATAAGGTTAGGAATGGAGCATTAGTTGGTGGATTGACAGAAGCAGACACAAAACATATATATCCAATATTAAATTATAGATATTTCAATAATTTACCTACTTTATTTTCTACAGAATGTACTCCTAATATGCTAAGAAAGCTAGACGAAGCTATGGGAGAAAGAATACTTGAAAGGTTTGACGGAAAGTTTGGAGTTACATTTAAGCAAGATTCTAATTATAGAATGAAAGCTTTTGAAAATAAAAATAAGCAATAGTTATCAATGCTTTAGGGCATTTATATAAATAAAAAATATTAAAGAAAGGACCTTTGGACAGGCTATTAAAAGTAGTGGGGATTACAGATTTAGAATGTTTAAGTTCCTTTCAGAGATATTTATCTGGAGTAGATCATGGATAAAGAGGAATTAGAAGATATTATAACAAGGACAGTTGAATATTACTTTGAAGGCTTAACTTTTAAAGAAGCTATAAATAAAGCGTTAGAAGAAGGGTGAAAATATGGAAATAACTTATGTATACAGAGAAAGATGGAATGGAGAATACAAAGAAAAAAGATTTGATAGTTATGAAAGCTTAGGCAAATGGGTAGCAGATAATGCTACTGAAATAATAAACATAGATTGTATTCAGGAAGAAGATTAGAGAATAATTTGAAATGTTGATATATGTATGGAGGGAGTTTATGAATAACAATAAAATGGATTATTTTGGGTGTGAAATAAATTACAGTTGCAATGAATGTGAGTGTTTTGAAAGTGATACGTCGAGCAAAAAGGAATTTTTATGCTGTAAGTATTGTTTTAATAATGTTATTTGTTGCGAAGAATGTACTAAAAACAATGAATCATTTGAAATTATTGTTCGCTAGAAAGGAGGATTTATGAGTAAAAATAAAAGATGGAAAAGAGAAGCTAAAAGAATATACGGTGAATGTTGTAATGTAACGCATGATGTATTAGTAATTGATTGTAACACCTGTAAATATGTAAGAACATGTTTTAGCAAAAGGTTAAATTGGGGTGGTAAATATTGTGGAATAAGGGAATTAGAAAGACGTTGCAAAAAGTAGCGAATAATTCATTTATAGAGGTTTGAAATTATTGCGAGTTAGTAAAAGGAGAAATAAAAATGAGAAAATTTATAGTTAAGGTTACAACCACAAAAGAGTTTGAAATAGAACTTGATGATGAAAAAATAACAGAGGAATATTTGGATAGTTTTGAATCAGTTTTTTATCCATTAGACGA